GGCTCCTTCTATTAAGTACATTTGCGCCAGCGCTTCAAGGGAGCAGCCGGTAATCTGCGGCGCAGGATTGCGGCTTCGGCAGAAAAGTGCCATCTGCTGGGCGGTGGCCTGTGCTGTACCCATGATTGAAGTTCTGATTTCAGGCACAGTCTGTACGTTGAAATAACCTGCAAGCAGATCAGCTTCTGCTTCTGCCAGCCTATCCAAATTTTCATCTACGGACAGCCATTTTGCGGCGGCAGTGTTCGTGTGGAAGCTGTGCTCGACCAGCAAGTAAACCGGCACGCCAGCCGCACGAGCGCCGCGAAGAACACCGTAATACTCGCCGCCTGCATTGTTCCTGCGAGTTGCTGTGCGGCCCTGCTGGCGGGTTCCCATAAGCTGACCGATTGCCAGCGCAAGCGCACGGGCCAGCGTGTCCGCGTTGTTTTGATTGTCGTAAGCGCGGTAAACAACAGGATAATCAACGCTTTCGGTATCGCAGGCGTTGGAATGCAGGGAGAGGAACACATCGCAGCCCCTTGCCGCTGCGCCGCGAGCGTATACTTCCATAGGCGTGTCGATAGCTGCTCGTGTGGTCACAACTTCAAAACCGCGCTGCTCAAGTGCTGCCTTGAGTTTGAGGTGCAGTTTCCAGACCATGCTACTTTCATAATAGGTCTTAACGACCGGGCTTTGGTTGTAGGTGCTGCCGATGTGCCCCGCGTCCAGACAAATCTTGACTTTACTCATTGTCGTCACCCGCTTCCTCATCGGCGTGAAAGATGGGTTTGCCGTCCGCGTCATTGATTTCCGGCCCCTGCGCCGGAATGGGTTCAGCTGTCTGATTCGTTTTCTTTACCATATGACATCCTCCTAAAGTTTCCAGATGGGTTCGACTACCTCGGAAAAGTATTCTTTTAATTTGTAAGTAGTGCGACCTTCCTCTTTCAGCCGCTCGTGAAAGCGTTTGGTTTCCAAGGCAATTTTCAGCGTTTTCAGCACTCCGATTTCCTCTGATGTGACTCTGTCCATGTTCTCATCAACCATGCAGGCGATTGCCTGATGCAGATATAGCGACAATTCGACCCAGTTGCAGGCCTTGTATTCTACCATTACCTGAGCGGCAAATTCCTTGCGGTTCAGGCTGGGCTTGCGGGGCGGGAGCAGCCCTTCTTCACGGAGCCGCTTCCGTAATGCCGCCCGTTCGTCCTTCTCCCGCTGCGTCAGGCGTTTGTACTTCTTTTTTGCCATCCTGTGCGCCCTCCTTCCGTTCGGCCATCTTTTTCAGGGCTTCTATCACGACCGCACACTGTTTATGATCCAGCCATTCGATACGATCAATTTTGGTCATGCGCCTGACAAAGCCCTGAATTCGTTTCGGGTTATCATTCCAGCCGAGCGCCTCGCACAAGGCATGGATTTTACGGCGCTGCGCTGCGGTTCTGGGGTCGCCGCCTTCGTCAGTGCGCTTGGGCCGCTTCTGTCCGCTGGCACTGTCCTTCATCTTCTGGAGTACGCTGGCGACCTGATTCAGATCATTCTGGGACAGTTTTTTCAGGGAGTCCTTTCCAGTCTCACGGTAAACGACCGCGTGAAGGTCTTCCGAATCCATGTGCAGCTCGGGCGATTTTGCAATCGCCCAAAGCGTGCGGATGGTAGCCTGCCAGCGGTCTTTCTTCGCTGCTGCCATAGATTCCTGGCCTCCTACTTTCCGGCCTTGATCTGCTCCAGCCGGGCGATATTCACATCGTAGCCGAATACATCGCTCTGCTTCCAGGTCGCGCCCACAGCGTTGACGGTGTCCTCGCCGTACTTTTTGAGGGCCTCCTTGCTGACCTTCTCCTCGACGATGATGCAGTCGGTCATCTGCCGGGATTTGAGTCGCCGGATGATCTCCTCCAGCTTTTCCTTTGCCCTGGGCAGCGAAACCGAGGTGGAGAGCCGGAAGCCGACCTCCCCGAAAGTAAGCACCCGGGATTTCCCCTTGCCCAACTCGTCCCGATGGTCGGTCACAAACACCTTGATCTCACGCTCCAGACGGGCAACGCTGTCCCGGTAGGGTTTCGTCTGCTCCTCGGCGACCTTCTGCGCCCCGATGATCTGCCGCTGCATATCGCTCTCGATCTCACTGACCGCGATCTGGGCCTCCGCGATCTGCCGGAGAGCATCGTTCACATCCTCCCAAGTCTTGAGGGCCGGTGCCTCAATTACTCTTTTCCTTGCCATTGATAAACTCCTTCCTTTCTGCTGTGATTGTAAGTACCGGTGTTTCAGCCTTTGTGTGACATAAGGGAACCTCTACACCGGGAGGCTCCCGGGCGGACGCCGGGGCGTCATCCTGGTAAATAACCAGCGTTTCCCCGAACATCATGTAAAGGCCCAGGGGGAGGGTGAGCAGCACTGCGGTGGCGTCCCGTTCCTCCAGTGTTTCCCCGCTTGCGGCGATGGTCAAAAGCAGCCACGAGATGACCACCATGACCAGCCCCAGCCACCGCTGTTCTCTCATTTTCATTGTCCGCGCCTCCTCCCTTTACAGCATCATCATGGACGATGCCTGCTCGATGATCTTCATGGTCACGGTGGCCTCGCCCTGGTCGCCCAGGATGCGCCGCACATTCGAGATGGTGCGGGCCAGCAGCCGGAAACATCCGGTCTGCATATTGCAGGCCCTCGCCTTCAGCTCCACCATCGCGTCCTCGGTGATCTCAAAGTCGGCCAGGTAGCTTTCCACCTCGGAGGGGCTGAGGCCCCGCAGCGAGGCGTAAAAATCGACCCTGTTTGCCATGCGTGCCAGGTAGGTCTTGATCTTGTCCTCCAGCCGAGGCTCCCCGGCGATGACCAGTCCCACATCGCTTTGGTCGAAGATCGCCCGGAGAATCTCCATTTTCTTCTGGGTGTGCTTGCTGACCAGCTTGTCGGCCTCGTCGATGATCAGAAGATACCCCCGGTTGGTGTTGAAAAACTCCCGGATGCCGTTGACCCTGCGCCAGATCGTTCCGTAGCCGGTGGGCAGGCCCAGGCTGCGCTCAATCGCCTCCACCAGATCGCGGCTGCTCATGGTGTCGTCGCATTCGATATAGGCGACCCGGGGGAGCTTGGCATAATAGCGCAGGGGGTAGGTCTTGCCGTAGCCGCTGCGAGCGACGATGACTCCCAGCCCGATGTATTCCTGGCAGCTTTGGCAGACGCCCAGGACGGCCCTGGCATCCCGGCTTTCCAAAAAGGTGGGCAGCTTTGCGGCCTTCCTGCCCGGCTCCTGGCTCTGGCCAGGGGCGGGCGGCGTTACCGTTTCGCCGGTCTGCCGGGAGAGGAACTCCGCCAGCTTGGTTTCGATGTCGGTGGTGTCGCTGTCGTACTTGCCCGCCAGATACCGGGATACCGTTGTCCGGCTGTAGCCGATCTCCTTGGCGATGCTGGCAATGCTGGCCCGGTTGGAGAGGATATAGCGGTTGATCTTGTCGGTGAGGGTGCTGCCCTCGGTGTAGGTGCTGTTCTTTACTGCTGCTGTGACTTCCATTGTTGATACCTCCTGTTATTCGTTGACTGCTCTGATCCGTGAAAGGGCGCTGTCGGCTTTCGCTCCCAGGAACTCGTCCCCGGCACTGCTCCGTTTCTTTTTTCTTCTGTCTGCTGTTTCCGCCCGGAACTCCTTGTCTTGCGGCAGGGCGATCACTCTTTCTCTGGGGGCGTGGCCGATCATAAGGTCGAGCTTGCCCACCGCATCGCTGGGACGGCCCTGCTCCAGCCGTTCCTCATAAGGTGTAGTAAAGTCCTCCAGGGCCTCCACGCTGTCCCTGTATTGCCGCTTCTGGTCGCGCATGAGCTTCTCCAGTGCGGCCTGGGAGCATTTCTCTCCGAAACCCAAAACCTCGGCGGAGACCGCTTCGCATATCTTGTGACCGTCCGGGGCGTAAACATAGAGCTTGGAAACATCGTCGATGTCCCACTTGATCCGCACTGTTTTGTCCTTCCAGAAAGCAAGCTCATAGTCGGTGTAAAGGGTGCCGAACTTGTGGATGCCCTGGTTGTAGACCCGGGCGGTGTCCGCTTTCATCAGCAGCATTGCCGCGTATTCCCGGGGCGGCGCTGCTTTCATGTACCGGGGGCCATGCTCGAACATCTCCCCGGGGGTGACCCATTTCTCGCCTGCGTCGCTGAGGCCCCGGTGCTTTCTCGTCCGATACTTTTCGTTCTTCCACTTTTCCCAGGCTTCGTAAAACTCCTCCATCGTCATCAGCTCCCCGCGTTCCAGCATCCCGTCGATGTCCTTTTTGCGTTTGGCGTAGGTCTTGGAGCCGGTCAGCGTGCCGGTATAGGAGTCAAACCATTTGGAAAACCTCTGGCATACGGTGCCGAAAAATCGTTCCACTGCCTTGACCCATGCTTGGTAGGGGAGCGCCCGGTCTACCCCCTGGATGCCGATGCTCTGATAAAAGCCTACGGTTTCGG